GTACTCTTAGCATTAAAAGTAGAACACAACCGAACAGAAGCAGAAGTAAAAGGAATCACTGACGCAATCGAGTTTGAAACTAAAAGCGTCCAGAACTGGACTACCCAGTTAGAAGTTATTAAGAGCTGGAAATAACATTTAAATACTATGGCATCAAAAAACACAGAACTAAGACAAGAGCAAGAAGCAAAGAAAAAGCAAGCCTTCGCTGAGGCTATCCAAGCAGTAGAAAAAGAACACAAGCTAAAACTAATCCCGATGATTGAGTACACCAGTCAAGGACTCTATCCGTCATTAGGTGTCCAGGAGATTAAAGAGACGGTAGATAAGGTATAATAGATACAATGGCACAACAGGGAAAAGCTTACACTATAGAGCAAAAGAAGATGATAATTGAAAGTATGCAACCTTACTTAGAGTTGGGCTTTTCTCGTAGAAAGGCGTGTAAACTAGTAGGATTAGATGAAACAACATTTTGTAAATGGGTAAGCGGAGATATTGGGCTTTCAATAAAAGTGACCGGTTGGGAAAATATGACTACTGCACTAGCTGTATCAAACATTCAAATGGCTATTCGTAAAGAAGCGGAGAGTGAAGATGAAACCCGAAAAGAAAATAGCTGGAAGTGGGCAGAACGTAAAGAGGACTCACTAAAACCAAAGCAAGATGTTACTTCTAACAACGAGACTGTCCAAGTAAACGGCTTTAATTTCGTAAAGAATGACACCGACAATAAAGCCGACTAAAAAGCAAGAACTAGCATGGGATAAGTGGATGGATGACACTACTCGCTTTATTGTCTTTGGAGGTGGTGCTGGAGGTGGAAAGTCTTGGGCTGGTTGTGAGATGATTCTAACAGGTTGTTACTTCTATCCTGGCTCTACTTGGTTTCTGGCTCGTAACGAATTAAAGCGACTGATGAACACCACTTACAAGACTTGGAATAAAGTCTGTAGACACCACAACATACCTAGCACTGACTGGAAACTTGATGGTCAATACAATGTTATTAAGTTTACCAACGGCTCAGAGGTTCACTTGCTTGACGTAGCCTACAAGCCAACCGATGAAATGTATGAACGCTTTGGCTCGTATGAGTTTACAGGTGGCTTTGGTGATGAGATTAACGAGTGGGAGTTTGATGCGTATGACGTACTCAAGTCTCGTATTGGTCGTAACAATACTTTTACTGGTGAAGATGGAGTTATCGAAGTGCCTCCCAAGTTCTTTGGTGCTTGTAACCCCGCTAAGAATTGGGTATACCAAGAGTTTTACAAACCCCATCGAGATGGCGTACTGTCTCCTGAAAAGGCTTTTATACAATCATTATACTCAGACAACCCATACACCGCTAAGATGTATGGTGAACAACTAGCGTCTATTACCAACGTAATCAACAGACAGCGCTTAATGGACGGAAAGTGGGAATACACAGAGGACATTTCGGCCCTCACAAGCTATACCGCTTTGTCTGATATGTTTAGTAATACAGAGCAAACTACAGGAACTATTTATGCTGTCTTTGACGTCGCCAGAGGTGGTAATGACTCTGCTATCGCCAACATATTTGACGGCTGGCACTCAATAGAACGCATAGAAATAACTAAGACAGACAACCCACAAGAGTTACGAGAAGAAGTGAGGGATATTTTAGTGTCAAGAAAGATAGCTTATAAAAATGCCATCTATGACGATAACGGCGTGGGCTGGGCGCTTGGAGGTGGAGAACTAAAAGGGATGAGACAATTCGTTGGTTCACGTTCAGCCCTGCCAACAAAAGTGCAGATTAAAGCTAAGCGTAAGAACAGATACAGTACCGATGCCGAGGCACCTAACTTTGTTAACCTAAAATCTCAATGTGGTTTCTATCTGGCTGATAAGATTAACCAACATGAAACATCATCAACCCAAATGGATGACAAAGACATTATCATTGAAGACCTCACAGCCCTACTGGTAGAACGTGACATAGAAAAAGACGGCAAGCTAGCGTTAAAGCAAAAAGAGAAAGTAAAGGATGAGCTAGGACGCTCCCCAGACCACGGAGACACATACATCATGCGCTCCTGGTTTGACCTGTTTGACCAAGTGGTAACTGACGACCCAGAAGAAGAACATAGGGTATCAAACTTTTACAATAAATTAAAACAAAGCAAGCGAGGCTCACAGAAAGGAGTAAGGGCTGGACTCAGGTAGTTATCCCCACATGCCACTTGACGTGTTATAATATAACCAAACACTATGCAAATATTTAACTTTGTAGAGAGCGAAAAACAATTTTACGAGACAAGGCACATCCCACTAACCGCAGGGGATGATTATAGCCAATACCAACTAATCAGAGCCATCAACTTTGCTAGACGTTCACGCTACATTGATGACAATGCCAAAGATGACATCATCGGGGACTTTCCTTATGACAACATCTCTAAGTATCGTATTCGACTAGAGGCAAGGTCAACTGACTTTGACTTTAAATCTATTGAAGTAGAACCAGTAGACACCTCAGACGAGGCTCGTATCTCTGCTCTAGTAGCTACCAAAGCCCTACACAAGAAAATGCGCACTATGAAGTTTGGTAAGACTCTAAACAAGTTTGCTGACGTGCGCCCTGAATACGGCACAACTCTATTCAAGAAAGTGCCTGACAATGTAACTATCGTACCGTGGGAGAATGTTGTCACCGACATGACTGACATCATCAACTCACCTATTATTGAACGTCACTACTACACTCCAGCTCAATTAAAGAAGACCGGCTATGACAACGTAGACGACATCATAATGAACGCTGCCGAGAAGACACGTTCTAAAGACATGAAAGAAGCGTCTAACAACGAAGCTGAAACTATCGGGCGCTTTATTGAGGTTATAGAAGTAACCGGAGAACTAGCTGTTGCATCACTCCTAGAGGCCAAAGGAAAGGAATGGTCTGATGAGGACAAGAAAGAGTTTGTACTCTGTCACATCATGTACGCACCAGAAGGACAAGACAAAGACGGCAATCCAAAGGGAACTATTCTAAAAGCAGATGAGCTAAACGAGAAGGACTACCCATACAAGATAGACGTAAGACACCCTGTAGTCGGCCGTGGCTTTGGTGAAGGCATCCCAGAAGAACTATCAGAACACCAGAGATGGCACAACTTCTACAAGACCGAGGAAGCGAGAGCTGTAGCGATAGGAGGCAAGGTTCTATTCGTAACTGATGACGGCTCAGTAGTAGACTCAATATACGATGATGGAATTGACCACGGTACTATCATGCAAGTGGGAGAGGGTAAGATGTTCACTCAACTTACCACCATGCCTAACAGCGTGCCGGTCTACCAAAACATTAGAGCCGATTGGGATTCAAGTGCCGATAAGAACACCAACTCATTTGATGCTGTAACAGGTGAAGAACAAAAGAGTGGCACACCTTTCCGAGCGCAGTACATGCAGAACATAGCTGGTACATCACAGTTCCAGCGTGAGCATGAGGACATGGGCTTTATTATTACTGAAATTGTAGAGGAATGGATATTAGAAGATGCTCTAGCCGAGGCTACTAAAGATGATGAGATAGACGATGTATTCTCTAAGGCAGAACTACAACTAGTAGACGATGTAATAGTAGAGACAGAGGTACTCGATGCAGTCGTACAAGCCTCTCTCAGCGGCTCTGTATTGGCTCCAGAGGAGGTTGATATGATTCGTAAGGCAATCAAGAGTAAACTAGGAAAGAAAGGTGCTAGACGTAAGATTACCGACATCAAGAAGTTCATCAAAGACGCTGGTAAGAAAGTAGTAATCCACACCACTGACGAACAACGCTCAAAGCAAGTGCTATACGAGTCACTCTCTAACGCTATCAACATGGCCAAGGGTATTGATAAGACAGACCCGGCCCAGCTAGCGATGAGAGACATGATACTTGACCAAATGGGTATCACTCCACAACAACTAGCGCAGTATGCAGAACAGGCTATGGCTTTTGCTGAACAACTACAACCAGCACAAGGAGGTGGAGCGATAAACTTTAAACAAGACGCAGCTCAAGCCGAAGCTAATCCAGTAGCAGCCGCATAATATGGAATTTACAGAGCATGAACAGTCGATAATGAAGGTACTAGCAGAAGCAGAAACCCTTGCTTTACTGACAAAGATATTTATTGACATGCCTACAGCTAACCTAGCCGAGCTAGACAAGAACATTGTCGCTCTACCTGACGCTGAATATGGTCAACTAATGAAAGTAAAGTACCTACGTGAAAAAGACAACAAGTCACGCCTAGAATTTATTATCAAGGCAACAAAAACAAGAACCACAAATAACGCAGGTGCTATTGCGCCAAAATAAACGTGGTATAATAGTATTACATGACACTAAAGTCTATAAAAAGATTATAAGGGACAAAACCCATAACCAAAAAAAATGATATGTTTGAAGACACAACAGAGGGAACAGAGGGAACAACTAATGAAGAAACTTATGAGGACACTAACGGAACTGAAACTCAAGAGACAGAACAAGGTGAGGACAATGGCGCAGATTCAGACCGAACCTACACCAAAGCCGAACTTGACCAACAACTCAAAGACCGAGACAAGCGTTGGAAAGACCGTCTTAAAAGCAGTAAAGAAGGTTCTAAAGAAACTAAAGAAGTAAGTTCAGATGACAGGGTAAACCGTATCGAACTAAAGGCGGAAGGAGTAAAGGATAAAAAAGCCCAAGACGTAGTTCTAGAGTATATCGCTGAAAAGAAAGTGCTCGGAAAAGAAGTGGATATTGAAACAGCTTTAAAGTCAGTAGCAGTCAAAGAGGCTCTACAAGAAATCAAAGCTAAGAACGTACCACCACCTTCTACTAGAACTGCTGGAGGAGCATCAGACAGTATCGCTTACTGGGTACAGGAAACTAAGAAAGGAAACTTTCCTACAGACCCAGCTATCCGTAAGCAACTACGTGAGATGAGAATCTTCTAAATCTTGTGCATGAGCGGGTTAACTAACTAATTTTAACCCAATATGTCCAACGTATTTAACAGTGACGTACACAAGCAATTTTACATCGCCGGTGTACAAGACGAAAACCGAGACGCTCTACCAATGAAGTATGTATCTGATATTCAAACTGAAAACGCTGAATACCTATACAACCGTTACGGAGCAGACCTCGTAGCACAGAACTCTACTGACTCAACTTACTCAACACCAGCGTTTACATACTCTGCTGACAGTAAGCTAATCAACCTAGAGGCTATCTCTGCTGACCGAATCTCAGAAAAGGAAATGTCACGTCAAGGATTTGACATCGTAGCTGACCGAACAAACAAGCACGCTTACGCTATCAAGCAAGCGGTTCACCGGAACGCAGCACGAGTAACACGACTTGGAGCAGGAAGTATCTTAGACAACGAAGTACTTGCAGGTTCAGCATCAGCTCGTACCCCAATTACTGTTTCTGATACAAACGCAGACAACATCGCTGCTACAGTTACACAACTATTGCAAGAAGGTAACGCTTACGGCTCAGGAAATCCATACGTAATGATGAGTCCAAAGCAAGCTAAGTTCTTTAACCTCTTTTCAATGGGTGCTGGATTCAGCTTTGCAGACCGAGCATTGGAAAAAGGAATGTTCATGCTAGGAGGTGGAGAAAGAATTATCCGAGGAGCTGCTGGATTTGGCGGGCTTGACGTAATCGTAACTAACGAAACACCTCGAATGGCACGTTACGTACTTGCTGCAAACCTAACTGCTGCTGATACTCTTACCATCAATGGTGTAGTACTATCAGTTGTAGCAACACCTTCTGCTGCTGGAGCTGTAGACCTTGGAGGTTCTGCTGAAGCAACTATCGATAACATCGTAGCTGCTGTCAACAACTCTAATGGATTTGCTGCTGGCACAGGAGCTGCTGACTCATACTTTGAGCTTTCAGTTGCTAACCGAGCTATCTTTACAAACGCTGGTATTACTGCCCGAAAGGTGTCAGCTACTACTATCGAAGTAGATGGTTTTGCTACTCTTACAGTTGCAGAAGCTGGCGCACAGTCAACTTGGTCTGCTGTATCAGACGTAATGCTTGCTGGAGCCTACAACTCAACTACTATCGCTCTACCGAGTGCTGGTATGACAGTGAAGGAAAAGGAAGTACCATTGTTCAACGGTATCGAAATCATGGTTGCACAGCAACACGATGCAGTTATCTGGACAAAGGACGCACCGAAGATTGTACAA